CGGGAATATGACTGGACAGATGTTGTGAATGGCAATTATGGTCTTTGGATGGCGCAGTATGCGGATAAGGAAATCACAGGATATCAGGACAAACCCTGGACGGATAAAAAGGGTATGGGCGCATTTAAAGCGTGTGCAATGCATCAGTACACATCCACTGGAAGAATAGGAAACTATTCTGGCAACTTGGATTTGGATATTGCATACATGACTGCGAAGGCATGGGATAAATACGCAAGAACATCCGAAAAAGTTCCTGTACTGGGAAACTACTTTCCGAAGTACACAGGAACAACGGTCAGTATTGTAAATGCATTACAGACTTTGAAAATTGACAGTAATTATAATTACAGAAAGTCAATTGCAAGAATCAATGGCATCAGTGATTATTCCGGTACACCGGAACAGAATACACAGATGCTGAATCTGTTGAAAGAAGGAAAACTTGTAAAACCGTAAAACTGAATATTGATAATTGGGAACCAATTTCGTGACATCACGAAAAAGGTTCCTTTTATATTGTCCAAAGCCTGAATGACATATAAAAGCACGGCAAATTTGCCCTGATGATGGCACATAAAAGCATCTTGTCAGTGGATGATACCACGATTAAAAACAACGGCAAAGGAAAGGAAATGATATGGAATTTTTGAAAGAAATCTTAGGTGTGGAACTTTTTAACCAGGTAGCAGAGAAAATCAATGCCCACAACGGCAACGAAGCAAACAGGGATAAGCAGGTGAAAATCGGCAACCTTGGAACAGGTGAATATGTCGGTAAAGGTAAATATGATGCCCTTCAGGAAGCATTGAATGGAAAGGATGCGGAAATTACGAATGCAAACAATCTGATTGCGGAACTGAAAAAGGCATCCAAAGGCAATGAGGAAATGCAGCAGAAATTTACCGAGTACGAAGCGGAGAATACAAGACTTCAGACAGAATTGCAGGAAACGAAAATCAAATCCGCAATTAAAGTGGCATTGTTATCCGAACACGCAGTTGATGTTGATTATCTGACATTCAAATTGAATGAAAAACTGAATGAAAAGGGTGAAACCTTAGAACTTGATGAAAATGACAATATCAAAAATTGGGATTCGCAGTTGTCCGGTTTAAAGACACAGTTCCCGACAATGTTTTCCAATAACACTGATAACGGTGATGGTTTTGTTCCGGTAGAAAACAATGGTTTACCGCAAAACTACTCTGATAAATCAGTGACGAAGGAAGATTTTGCAAAAATGGGGTACAAAGCAAGGGTTGAATTGAAAGCAAACAATCCTGAATTGTATTCAAAACTCACAAATTAATCATTTAAAAAAAGAAAGGAAATGAATAACATGGCAGATTTAACAAAAACAACAACTCTTGTAAATGGTGATGTATTTGATCCACAGGTGGTATCAGATATGATTAATGCAAAAGTAGAAAAGAAAGCAGCAATGATGGGATATGTCAAGGTGGATAACAAACTTGAAGGTGTTCCGGGTTCAAAGGTAACAATTCCGAAGTGGGGATATATCGGTGAAGCAAAAGATTATGCAGAAGGTGAACCAATCGACACAACAAAGATGGCATTCACAACCGCTGAATATGGCATCAAGAAGATTGGTCAGGGTGTAAGACTTACAGACGAAGCACAGTTGTCAGGTTATGGCAACCCAATGGGTACTGCAACAAACCAGATTGCAATGTCAATCAGTGAAAAACTTGACAATGACCGTGTTGCGGTTTGCTATGATTCACCAAATGTGGTTGATGCTTCCACATCAGTTATCAAATACGCATCAATTGTTGATGGTGTTGATGTGTTCAACGAAGAAGAAGATAGCAAAAAGGTTATCTTAATCCATAGCAAGCAGAAAACACAGTTAAGAAAGGATGCAGACTTCCTTTCAGCAGATAAATTTGCAGCAGGTGTGATGGTATCAGGTGCAATCGGTAGAGTTGCAGGATGTGATGTTGTTGTATCTAACAAAGTTAAACTTGAAGATGGTGTTTACTACAATCCTATTATCAAGTTGAACAATGATGCAGAAACAGAAGATGATCTTCCGGCAATCACATACTTCTTAAAGCGTGGAAACCTTGTTGAACATCAGCGTGAAGCAGGTGTTGCGGACAACATCATTTGTACTGCACATGGTATGGCAGCACTCACAAATGATGCAAAGGTTGTTATCTTAAAGACCAAAGAGAAATAAGAAAGGGGGATTTCCCTATGATTATTTCAGTTGAAGATGTAAAGAAACGCATCACAACAAATCTGGAAGATTCAGTGCTTGAAGAAAAACTTCAGGCACTGGAAGTTCAGATTCGGGAATATACGAACAATAGATTTCTGAAAAAGCCATATGTCAGAATTGATGCTGAAATCCGGGGCGGTGTGTTTATGTCAGAATCCTTGATTCCGTTCAAGGTGGGTGATACTGTCCAGGTGTCAGTCGGCAGGGATGCCATTGATTGCGGTGTGTATACCGTGAAAGAGATTTCCGGTACAACATTCACAGTGAAGGAAGATGTGGATGATATCACAAATACAACCGTTTCCCTGGTACAGTACAAGGCAGATGTCAGAATGGGTGTGGTGGAATTGCTTGACTGGAAGTTGAAAAATGCTGACAAGGTTGGTCTTTCCGCAGAAACCATTTCAAGACATTCACAGACATTTGACCGGGCATCTATTGACAAGAATTTCGGTGCTCCGAATGAATTATTGGCATTCCTGAAACCATACAAGAATCCGAGATTTTAGGGGGTGTTTGCATGATAGGTGGAAACACAACAATTCAAATCCAGATTATAAAAGGAACAACCAGGGATGCAGCAGGAAGCCGTGTTCCGAATTGGGAAACGGTTCAAAGCATCCTGGGATTCCTTGACTTTTCGGCAGGGGATTCAAAACGCACCACGTTCAATGCAAAGATTCAGGAATCAACGCATATATTCATTGCTGACTATGTACCACTTGCAGAAGGCATCACGGCAGAGAATAGCAGGGTTATTGATGAAGATGGTCTTGTTTATGATGTCATGGTGTTTGATGATCCAATGAAACTGCATAAGCAGTGGGAAATCTATCTGAAGTACACAGGCGGTCAATAATATGGGGGTTAAATTCACGGATAACAGTGCGAAGGTAAAGGGTGCCTTGAATGATGCCGTTGCTGCATATCTGTATGAAGCAGGTGGGGAACTGGAAGCGCAGGTGAAGCGCAATTCCAGGGTTGGTTCCGGGCAATTGAAAAATTCCTGGACTTACAAAGTGGATGAATCCAAAGGTGTTTGCACTGTTGGTTCCCCACTTGAAAATGCAATATGGGAAGAATTCGGAACAGGTGAATTTGCCCTGCATGGTGACGGTAGAAAAGGCGGTTGGTTTTACAAGGATGATGAAGGCAAGTGGCATCACACATATGGTAAAAAACCGCACAGGGCATTTCAGAATGCCTTTAATAGTCTGAAGAATGCATTGATACGAAGGGCAGAAGAAGTTTTGAAAGGTAGGATGCAATGAGTGTATTAAAAATCATAGCGGATGAAATGGATGCCCTGAAAATCAATTATGATTTTGAAGAATGGAAGGGCAAGCCGATATATCCCTATTTTACAGGTGAATATCAGGAACCGGAATCACTGGATGAAGATGGTGAACAGGAAATTCAATTCATTCTAAACGGATTTGCAAGGGGAAGCAATGCACACGCAGATTTGGAAGAAGCAAAAAACAAAATAAAGAAACACTTCCCTTCAATTGGGGGAAGATTGGCAACCACTGAATCAGGTTCAAGGGTTGCCATTTTTTATGCAAACACTTTGGGCAATCTGCCCACGGGGGATGCAGAACTGAAACGTATACAGATAAACCTAAAAATAAAAGAATGGAGTGTGGAATAAATGAGAAAATCAGGAATCACATCAACAACACCAAATGATTTTATCCTGAATGCAGGTGTTGTTTTCAAGAACTTCAAATGGAAATGGAGATTAGCAGGTGACGGTGCAACAGGTATTGAAATCGTTGCAGACACAGAAGAAGAATCTGACACAACCATCCATTTGAGCAAAGTAACAAATCCGGGTGTTTCCTTCATTGGTCTTGATGCATCATATTCAGAGGCAAAAGTCGGTGATGTTATCGTTGGCGCATGGGATGATGCAGCAGAAAATGTTCTTGGTGCAACATCTGGTGGAAACAAACTTTCTATCATGTCAGAAATCACACAGATTGAAGTGGATGGCGCACTTGTTAAGGTTAAAGGCTTGACACAGAAGCAGGGTGAAACTGGAAGCCTTGAAACCAATTTGGCGCAGCACACAAAGGAATCTTTCATCCGTGCCATTGTCGGAACAGAACAGAGTTCCTTAATCAAAGGATATGCGCAGTTGACAACCAAGGCATTAATTGAAGCATCTGACTATCTGGACAATATCGCATATGTTGGAACAATGTCTGATGGTACAGAATGCATCATCATCATGGAAAATGCACTTTGCACATCTGGTTTTGAATTGGAAGCAAAGAACAAAGAAACCGCAGTGTTGAAGGCAACATTTGAGTGCAACGCAGATTTTGATGATGCACATGATACATTGCCTATTTATATTTTCGTACCGAATAAAGAAGCGTAAGGAAGGGAATAACCTATGAGCAAAATCGAAGAAGTAAAGATTGAAGAAGTTGTGGAAGAAACAGTGAAAAAACCATACACATTGCGTGATCTGAATGATGAAGATATTTATCCGCTTTGTGAGATTATCGGAAAGGTATTACCGGACGATATGAAGGAAGCCTTTGTTCAGATTATGAGTGGGGAAAAATCATTGAAAGACACAGGCATCATGGTTGTGTTTGATTTGGGCAAATTGATTCTGAAGAATTTCAGCAGTGTAAAAACAGAAATGTATGGATTGCTTTCTGATATGTCTGGAATCCCTGTTGAAGAATTGAAGAAGATGCCATTTGGTACAACACCAAGAATGATAAAAGACATTTTCCAGGATGCTAAAAACACGGATTTTTTCAAGGAACTTTCCGAATTTTTGTCATAGGTGAGTTTGAATTTTGGGATTTGTTGTATTCAAGGTACGCAAATCCCAAAGAACTTATGCGCACGTACATCAAACGTGGGCGGTTCGGTGAGTTCGTGGAAAATATAATCAGTGCTGAAAATAAGCGCAGAAAAGAAGAAGCAGAAAAAGAAGAAGAACATAAATTGTGGACAATGTATATCCACAGTATGTCCGATAAGTCATTCATAGATTGGAAGAAGGGATTGATGGAACAGAAAAAGCCTGAATCCTATTCCATGACGAATGAACAGGTTGAAGCAACAAAACAAGATGCAAAGGGGATATTGCAGCGCATTTCCCCGTTTTAAGGTGGGCGCATGGAACTGTTCAAACTATTAGGCACTATTGCCATTGACAGTACAAATGCGAAACAGGAAATTGATAAATACATTGATAAGGCAAAGGAAAGTGAAGCGGAAACATCTGATGCCTTTTCCAAAATTGGCAGTGTGGCAGGGAATATTGCGAAGGGAATAGGAATTGCAGGTGCTGCCATTGGCGGTGCATTTATCGGTGCCATAGAAAGTACAAGAGAATACCGGGAACAGATGGGATTGTTGGATGCTGCATTTCAAGCATCCGGGCATTCGTCTGAATCGGCAAAACAAACATATTCTGATCTGAATGCAATCTTGGGTGATACGGAACAAGCGGTAGAAGCATCACAACACCTTGCGAAGTTGGTTGACAATGAAAAAGACCTGCAAACATGGACTGATATCTGTGCAGGTGTATATGCAACATTCGGTGCATCATTACCGATTGAAGGACTGACGGAAGCAGCAAATGAAACTGCGAAAACTGGAATCTTGACAGGTGGGTTGACAGATGCCTTGAATTGGGCAGGAATCAGTGAAGAAAAATTCCAAGAAAAATTGGATGCGTGTTCTAATGAGCAGGAACGGCAGAAATTAATCATGGACACACTGAATTCTACATACAAGGATGCATCCACACAATATCAGGAAACAAACGCAGATATCATTGCATCCAGACAAGCGCAGGAACGGTTGACAGATGCAATGGCAGAAGTCGGCAGGGTTGGTGAACCAATCATGACCGCAGTAAAAAATGCGATTGCAAGCATGGCAGAAACGGCAGTTCCGGTCATTGAAAATCTGGTAAACAAATTCCGTGATGCCGTTACCTGGATAAAGAAAAATGAAGAAACCGTGCAAACATGGGCAGGTGTTATCCTGGGCGCAACGGTGACTGTCGGAACATTTCTTTTGATTCTTAACTGGTCAAAGATAATGACCGCAGCATCAAATGCAATCAAGGTGGTACGGCTTGCTGTGTTGGGTTTCAATGCTGCATTGTTGGCAAATCCGGTTGGTGTTGTTGTGGCACTTCTTGCAGGACTTGTGGCAGCCTTTATATATTTGTGGAACAATGTGGAAGGTTTCCGCAAATTCTGGATAAAGGCATGGGATTTGATAAAGAGTGCTGCATCAAAGGCATGGACTGCCATCAAAAATGCGTTTTCAAGTATCGGTTCATGGTTTTCTGGAAAGTTCAAACAAGTACAGAAAGCCGGACAGGATGCAATGAACAATGTGAAGAAGTGGTTTTCCAGTGCATATAAAAGTGTCACAAATACCTTTTCCAATATCGGTTCATGGTTCGGTAGCAAATTCCGGTCAGCAATGACCGCAATCAAGAATGCCTTTTCTGGTTGGGGTTCATTCTTCAGTGGTTTATGGGGCAAAGTGAAAAGCAAATTCAGTTCAATTGGTTCATCAATCGGAACGGCAATGGGTAATGCCGTGAAGAATGGAATGAATGGCGCACTTTCCAAAGTAGAAAGTGCAATCAATAAAGGGATTGGATTGATAAACAGTGCAATCAGGCTTGCAAACAAACTACCGGGAATTAATGTCGGCACAGTCGGAAAGGTAAGCCTTCCAAGGTTATATCAAGGAACGGTCACAGAAGCAGGAAAACCGTATCTTTTGGAAGGTTCCGGGGCAGAAGCGGTTGTTCCACTACACAACAACAAAAAGTGGTTGTCACGGCTTGCCGTTGATTTGGATCAGATTCAGCAAGGCAGGGAACCACAAAACATTGTGAATGATAGGATGGAAGCCTTGATGGAACACATCATTGTGTTGCTTGAAGGTATGCAGAACAGGCAGATTTGCCTTGATTCCGGTGTTTTGGTTGGTGAACTGGCAGAACCTATCAATAAAAGGTTAGGGGTTATTTACAACAAGAATAATCGGGGTTATACACGATAAACACACAGAAACGCACGGAAACGCATTCGTGCGTTTTTTTAATACACAAAAGAAGGGGGTGAATCCCTTATGGAACTATTTCGGCTATTGGGAACGATAGCAATCAATAACAGTGGCGCAATAAGTGCCATTGACGATACTACCGATATTGCGGAAAAGTCGGGCGGTAAGATGTCCGCAGCCTTTGAAAAGATTGGCGGTGCAGCCGTAAAGGTTGGAAAGGTGGTTGCAGCAGGTGTTGGTGCAGCAGCAACGGCAGTTGGCGCACTCACTACAATGGCGGTCAAAAATTATGCCGATTATGAGCAGTTGGTTGGTGGTGTTGAAACGCTTTTCAAGGATAGTGCGGAAAAGGTACTTGAATATGCAGACAATGCATATAAAACTGCCGGAATGTCTGCAAATGCATACATGGAAACTGTCACAAGTTTTTCAGCATCCTTGCTTCAAAGTTTGGGCGGTGATACTGCCAAGGCAGCGGAAAAAGCAGATCAGGCAATTGTTGATATGTCTGATAATGCAAATAAGATGGGAACCGCAATGGAATCCATTCAGAATGCATACCAGGGTTTTGCAAAACAGAATTACACCATGCTTGACAATTTAAAATTGGGTTATGGTGGAACGAAGGAAGAAATGGCAAGACTTCTTAGGGATGCGGAAGCAATAAGCGGTATTCACTATGATTTGTCAAGTTATGCGGATGTCGTGGATGCAATTCATGTTATTCAGACGGAAATGGGCATCACCGGAACAACCGCAAAGGAAGCAAGTTCAACAATATCAGGTTCCATTTCATCCATGAAGTCAGCATGGCAGAATTTCCTTGTCGGTTTATCAGACGGAAATCAGAACATGGACACATTGGTTTCCAATTTATTTGAAAGTGTAAAAACGGTGGGTGCAAATCTGATTCCCAGGGTTCAGCAAACAGTGAAAAGCATATGGAATGTTGTCAAGGAAAATGCACCAAAAATCCTTGCAGAAATCCCAACAATGGTGATGAACATATTGCCACAGTCGGTGAAGGATATCATGAGTGAAGCACACGATTATTTGTGTGACACAGTGGTGTTCGGTCTTGAAGCAGTATGGGAAAGCATTCAAAATCTTGCAAGTGCATTTTCACCACTCATTGATGCGGTCAAAGGGTTCCTGGAACCATTGAAAGAGTTGGAAACGCAGCAGGATATCAACAGGGAAATTGTGTATGCACTTGAAGATGGATTGTACAGATTGTCAGATGTCATAAACATTGTGGCAAGCGTGCTTGGATCAGTGATTCAAACAATCGTCACAATCGGTGTTCCTGCTATTCAGGCAATGGCAACAGTATTCAACACTTTGCGTGAAGTTGTATCAGAAGCAATTGACCAATACATTATTCCATTAATTCAGGATTATGTTGCAATGATTCAGGAATTATTGGCAGAAAACCAGGATAAGATTGATAAAATCTGCGAATTATTCACGGTTTTGGGTGATTGGATATCCAATGTGATACAAAATTATATCTATCCGATTTTCCAGTGGTTTATCGGGATTGTACGGTCAAGTATGGACAACATCAAAGCCGTTATGCAATCGGCACTGGATTTTATTGGTGGAATCATAGACTTTTTCATTGCGCTTTTCCAGGGTGATTGGCAGGGAATGTGGGATGCAATTATTTCCATCCTGACATCTGCGGTTGAATTGGTGCAAAATTGGTTCACATTGATGCAGGAATTTTTGTCAGAAATTATGAATAAAATCTGGTCAAAAATAGTTGATATTTGGGAAAATATCAAACTTTCTGTATCGCAAAAAATTGAAAATATCGTTTCAAATGTGAAGGAAAAATTCAATGATATCCTGGAAGGCATCAAAGAAAAGATGGAAGCAGCAAAAGAAGCGGTATCAAATGCGATTGAAAAAATCAAAGGATTCTTTGATTTTGAATGGCATCTGCCGGAACTGAAATTGCCACACATCAAGATTGAAGGCGAATGGGATTTGAAGAACGGTGAATTCCCTTCATTCGGTGTTGAATGGTATGCAAATGGTGCGGTGTTAAACAGACCAACGATATTTGGCATGAATGGCATGAATGCAATGGTTGGTGGTGAAGCAGGTGCGGAAGCAGTCGCACCGATTGATGTATTGCAGGGATATGTCGCACAGGCGGTTGCAAGTCAGAATGCAGGATTGGTTGAATCACTGATGAAGATTCTGGATGCCCTTCTTGGTGTTCGTGAAGGCATGAAGGAAGATTTCATTGAAGCACTTGAATCAATGCGTTTTGAATTAAACAACCGTGAATTTGCACGATTGGTGAAGGCGGTGAACTGATGCTTGAAAAGATAAGATACATTAATCACATGATGGAAGTGATGGATTGGGGGGAATCGGGCATCTTTGTCAATTACAATGATCTGCGTGATTTCTCCTGGTCTTATCATTCCGAAAACAACAGAATATCATCATTTTACAAGGGCATTGTCAAAAAGACAGTGCCTATAATTATTTATTGTCAGGATGAAAAGGAAGGCATTGAAAAGAAGAACAGGTTTTTTGAAGTGTGCGAAAAGGATGTCATTGCAGCGCAGCACGGCAAATTGATAATCGGTGATTATTATTTGAAGTGCTATGTTACGGCAAGCAAAAAATCCAATTATTTGCGCAACAAAGGGTACCTGGAAGCATCCTTGACAATTACAACAGATTATGCTTCCTGGATAAAAGAAACAAAGACTGTATTCAGAAGCAGTGGTTCAGCAGACGGAACAGGAACCGTTGGACAGAATCTTGATTTTCCATTTGATTATCCATTTGACTATGCATCCGAAATGAATGATAAGCGGTTGAACAATACCGGATTCATTGATTCGGCATTCCAGATTGTCATATATGGTTCATGTGTGAATCCGGCAATCAGTATCAATGGACATACCTATCAGGTGAATGTGGAAGTGTCCGACAACGAATATCTGACCATTGATTCCATGACAAAGAAAATCACACTAACAAGGTATGATGGCAAACAGGTGAATTGTTTCCAGTACAGGAACAGGGAATCATATATCTTTGAAAAGATTACACCTGGAAACAACATTGTCACATGGAATGGTGCATTTGGTTTTGATGTAGTGCTTCTTGAAGAAAGGAGTGAACCAAAGTGGATTTAATTTATACAAATGCAAGAAAAGAAGATCAGGGTGTTGTTCCGAACTTCAAATTGGATTTGTCCTTTGGTTATGATGAAAACAACTTTGAATTGAGTGTCAGCAATGCAGACCATATTTGTGAAGAAGGTTCCGTGATTTACATGGAAGGAACAGAATATGGTGGCATTGTTGATGCCATCAGGGTTGAAACGGAAAACAGAAAGATTGTATACCTGGGGAACACATGGCATGGACTTCTGGAAAGTAAAGTCATTGAACCTGATGTTGGTGAAGATTATCTGATTGTGTCCGGGGATGCGAATATTGTCCTGGGAACACTGATTGCCCGGTTGGGTTTATCTGATTTGTTCCAGGCATCATCCGAATTATCTGGACTGACAATCGGCAATTATTCTGTGCACAGATATGTAAAGGGATATACAGGTATCAAAAAGATGCTTGAAAAGGTGAATGGAAAATTGAAGTTCGCTTTTGCTGAAGGGTATGTGATTCTTTCTGCGGAACCGTTGGTGGACTATTCCAGGGATGATGAATTTGATTCAGATCAGATTGATTTTGTCATTGAAAAGAAGTTCAAACCAACAAATCACATGATATGCCTTGGAAAAGGTGAATTGAAGGATAGGACAGTGATTCACTTGTACACAGATGCAGAAGGGAATATCTCAAAGACACAATCCCTGTTTGGATTGGATGAAAGAACAGATATTTATGATAATGCAAATGTGGAATCTGAAGAAGAACTGGAACAGGGTGGAATCGAAGCATTACAGGCATCATGGAATGAAGATAAACTTCAACTTGACCTGGATGCATCATCATCCTATGACATAGGGGATATTGTTGGTGCAAGGGAATTGGTCACTGGCATCACAACCGCAAAACCTATCATTCAGAAAATCGTAACAATAGAAAAAGATGTTATCAAAATTACACACAAGGTGGGTGAATAGCATATGAGTACACATTTAGTAACAGGAAAAGCAGGATATGAACACGTAAAAGCATCAGACCACGGTGCATTGCACGCAGCAATCATGGGTGGCGGTGAATTTGTTCTTGAAGGTGGGGAACAGTTTGCGTGTCAGGTAATTTCAAATAACAAGGTTAGAATCTTTGACGGTGAAGCACTTATGCAGGGCAGACACATCAGGATTGACCGAAACACCTATGAAGAAACAACACATGACAACGGTGTGCAGGGATATAAAAGAATTGATTTGATTGTCTTAACCTACACCAAGGACGAAGGAACAGGGGTTGAAGATGTTGCCCTGGAAGTTATCAAAGGAACACCATCAGAAAACAATCCTTCAGTGCCTTCCTATGTGACAGGGGATATCCTTAATAATAGGGAACTGAAGAACCAGATGCCGTTGTACAAGATTCCTTTTGATGGTTTATCAATCGGGGAACCTGTAAAGATGTTCACAACCGTACCAACAATGCAGACCATGAAAGAAGAAGTAGATGCAAAGGTTGCAGACAAGATTGCGGAAATGGATGATGCATTTGCAGAATTGGAAGCAGGAATTGAAGATAAGATTGCAGAAGCAGGAAAACCATTATCAAGCAATGCATCCGATTGGGGCATGATTGCAAACTATGGTGAGTATTCCGCAGATGCAAAAACGGTTGGGGAAGAATTTGCAAAGGTGTCCGACAGTTTAGGCGGTTTGTCTTTCGGTTATGATGAAACCACACAAAAATACGGTTATTGGAAAAAGGAGGCTGACACAGAAGTGTTTGTCCCTTTTAGGGGGATATTTTCAATGCCTGAAGAATGTTTTGTTTACACAACAAAAGGTATATATGGCGATAGTTACGTTATAATGGAAAGCAATTATTTAAAAATATGTGGATATTCTAACACAGTTGCTTGTTTTGGTATCAAAATTCCAGCAAATACAACTATTGGAATAGAGTGGGGATTTTATAAATATTCAGATAAAGCAACAGTTAAGTTTGGTTTGCAAGATTGGAGTAGTTTCACACAAAATGACGCTATAACACAATCGCTATATAACCAAATGGTGTCAAGTGATGTTAACAAAAAAACGGACACATACAATATACCAAATAACACAAGCGGTTTTTGGGTATTAAAAATAATTTGTGACCACACAAATAACAACGCTAATAGCCCATATATCAAACTGTATGGTATATCTTAAAGTTAAATAAACTGTCGTTTATGGGGTATTTAGCATGAAGTATAGAATTGAATATATTTTGATAGCAATAGCAACTATCATATGTACGCTTTATATGGTACTGCATTAACAAACCAAAGAAAGGAATAGAAATGGGTTATATTTTATTCAATGATAAGAAAAAGCCTGTTGAAGCACAGGCAGAAAAACTGAATAGAAACCAGATTGAAATAACCGGATGTGCAATCAACACATCTGGTTTTTCATATTACCAGGATGCAGAAATGAAACACAAATACGGTAGTTTCAATGATTTCAAAACATTGTATCGTGATTTGGGTGATTCCTATATCCTGTCAAACAATGGTTCCGTATATCCTGAACCATCCACACCTGAACCATCAGAACCAACACTGAAGGAAGAAGTGGACATTCTGAAGGAAGTTGTTTCAGTCTTACAGGATGATATGAAAGCAATCAACAATGTAATGGGGGGTTAAGATATGGGAATCATTAGTGAAATCGCATTGAAACATATGCACGCAATGTTGTCACAGGCAAAGTTCAATTCCGTGGATAATACGGATGAACAGGCACTGGAAGTTCAGTCATTATATCCTGAATGGGCATCCCTTGCGGATGGAACCACACTGAAGGCAGGTGACAGGGTAAATTATGAAGGACTTCTTTACAATGTACTTCAGGAACATCAGAAACAGGCAACATGGAATCCGGTGGATGCACCTTCACTGTTTGCACAGGTGTTGATTCCTGATCCATCTGTTGTTCCGGAATGGGTGCAGCCTGATTCAACAAATGCATACAAGAAAGGTGATAAAGTAACACACAACGGAAGCACATGGGAATCCCTGGTTGACGGTAATGTTTGGGAACCAGGTGCAGTTGGTACTGAATCACTTTGGAAAGCAATCTAATATACAAAAGATAACCGCACGATTTGCAGAAAGGCGGTTATTTATGAAAGGTGTTTTATTCGGGGATAAACATTCCTATTATGAATGGGGGTTGATTCTTTCCAAGAAAGAAATTCAATCCCCAAATCCAAAGGTGAATCAAATTGATATTGAAGGCGGTGATGGTGTTCTGGACTTGACAGAATTTTTTGGTGGTGTCAATTATGAAAACCGTTCATTGTCTTTTGAGTTCAAAAAGATGGATATTGTGCAGGATGGATTTCTTGCGTTGTATTCTTTGGTTTTGAATACCATACACGGAAAGAAAATGCGGATTGTTCTTGATGATGATCCAGGAAATTATTATTTCGGCAGGGTAACAATCAATGAATGGAAATCTGACAAGAAGATGGGTGTCATTGTTGTTGAAGTGGATGCGGAACCATATAAATACAAACTGTATGAAACGGTGGTTTCACAGACGGTCAATGGTTCTGCAACAGTTGTTTTGATGAATAGCAGAAAAACGGTTGTTCCAACAATTGATATCACTGGAAACATCAATCTAACATTCGGCACAAATTATTATGCATTGACAGAAGGCAGATATATTCTTCCTGCCGTACAATTGATAGAAGGTGCAAACACTGTTCTGCTTGAAGGAACAGGAACGGCAACTTTCACATATCAGGAAAGGAGTTTGTGATGTACAAAGTATATTGCGATTCCTTTCTTTTGTATGACGATCAATTGGAAGGGTATAAAATATTCAATCCAAAAGTGGAATTGGAACTGAACCAGATTGGAAGTTTTGAATTTACCATATATCCAGATCATCCGAATTTTGACCGGATGCAACGGTTGAAATCTATCATTCATGTATTCCAGGATGATTATTTGTTGTTCCGGGGAAGGATTCTGGACGATATACAGGGTTTTTACAACGAAAAGCAGGTTTCTTGTGAAGGGGAACTTGCTTTTTTGGTTGATAGCATCCAAAGACCATATGATTTTACCGGAACACCTGCGGAACTGTTTACGCAGTTTATAACAAGCCACAATGCCCAGGTTGATGCAGATAAGCAATTCAAGGTTGGTGATGTCACTGTCACTGATCCGAATGATTATATATCCCGTTCAGATACCGAATATCTGAATACATGGGAATCCATTCAGAAGAAGTTGATTGAACCATTGGGCGGTTATATCTGGATAAGGCACGAAGAAGATGGTGTGTACATTGATTACCTGGCAGAATTGAACTTCCTTTCACCGCAGAAGGTTGAATTCGGGAAGAATCTGATAGACCTGAAAAGGGAAACCAAGGGCGCAGACATTGCAACGGCAATTATTCCGCTTGGTGCCAAGGAAGAAGGCAGTGAAAACAGGGTGACAATCGTGTCAGTGAATGATGGTCTTGATTATGTATTCGACCAGGAAGCGGTTGACCGATATGGTTGGATTTTCAGGGTGCAGGAATGGGATGATGTAACGGAACCGGGGAACCTTCTGACAAAGGGCAATGAAGCACTGAATCAGCAGATGCAAATGTTGTATTCAATTGAATTGGATGCAGCAGACCTGGCAACAGTGGATAAGGCGGTGGAATCATTTCACATGGGAACAAAGGTACAAGTGACAACCATACCACATTCCATTGACCAATTGTTTTTGGTGACAAAGGTGTCAATTGCACTGTTTGAACCTGCATCAAACAAATTGACCTTGGGTGATACCATTCAGACCTTCACAGAACGTGCAATTTCGGGGCAAATTCGCACGGAAAATCATTTCGTGGATATTTCTTCATCCTTGGAAGAAAAATTGATTTCAGGGCTAAATGAAACGGAAACAAAACTGTCTGCACAGATACTTGCGACATCTGAAAGCATCACTGAAACAATCATGGAAGAAGTGTATTTGAAGGATGATGTGGATGCATTGGTATCATCACAAAGCACAACATTCACAAGAACGGCAGAAGATTTTGAATTTCGATTCACGGAAATCACAAAGAATGTGGATGATGTGGCAGCCGGAACAGATGCAAAGCTTGAAGAAATCAGTAAATTTATCCGGTTTATAGATGGCAACATTGTCCTGGGTGAAGAAGGAAATATGTTGACTTTGCAGGTTGGGAATGACCGGATTTCTTTCTTGGATTCCGGCATTGAAGTGGCATATTTCAGCAATAACAAATTATATGTGACAGATGGGGAGTTCCTGCATTCTTTGCAGTTGGGAAATTTCGCATTTGTTCCAAGAAGTAACGGCAATTTGTCTTTCAGTAAAAACAGGTAGGTGACAGAATGGCAACATCAGGCGCAATGTCAACTACTAATGATAAAATTCAGTATAAAGTAACGATAACGCAGAACAGTCAAAGCGTGGCAAATAATACATCAAATGTGACTGTATCTGTTCGGGTTTATCGTACCAATACTGGATATACAACCTATGGAACAGGAACTGTGTATTGCACCATAAACGGCACACAGTACACGGAAAGCATCACATCTTCTGACAAGATTACATCATCAGGGATTGTGTTGTTTTCAAAAACATTGAACATCACGCATAATGCGGATGGAACAAAAACACTGGCAACATCCACACGAATCACACACGATCAGTTTTCGTCAAGTGCGCAGCCATATTCGCAAGCCTTGACAACGATACCAAGGGCAACAACACCAACATTGTCCGCATCCAGTGTGAACATGGGCGCATCCATTACAATCAATATGCCGAGGGCATCAAGCAGTTTTGACCATACCTTGACATATAAATTTGGAAGTGCTACCGGAACAATCGGAAGTGACCTTGCAACATCAAAGGCATGGGAAGTTCCCTTGTCTTTTGCAAGCCAGATTCCGAACGGTACATCCGGAACGTGTACCATCACTTGCAAAACCTATAATGGAAGTACACTGATAGGCACTAAGACGGTTTCCTTTACCGCCAGGGTGCCTTCTTCTGTTGTGCCGAGTATTTCATCATTGACGGTTGCAGAAGCCGTTTCAGGGCTTTCTACGCAGTTTGGGGCATATGTCCAGAATAAGTCAAAGTTGAAGGTGACAATCAGTGCTTCCGGGAGTTATTCAAGCACAATTTCAGCATACAAAACAACTATTTCCGGGAAAAGTTATTCGGGCAATTCTTTCACATCCGGGGTTCTTTCGGCATCCGGTGCGGTGACGGTTTCAACCACAGTGACCGATTCCAGGGGAAGAACGGCAACGAAAAGCACCACAGTCACGGTTGTTGCGTATACCGCACCAAAAATCAGCACATTCACGGCAGTACGTGCGAATGGATTGGGTGCTGCGGATGATGAAGGCACAATGGCACTTGCAAGAATCAATTTTGCAATCGCAGCAGTGGGAAATAAGAATGCGAAAAATTATGTTGTGGAATACAAACTGAAATCAAGTGACACATGGACGGAAGCAGCAACAGGAAGTGTGTATTCATACAACAGTAATATGTTGTTGAATATTGCACTGGACACAGATTCTTCCTATGACCTGCGGTTGTCTATTACTGATTATTTCAACAAGGACAATCCGGTCATGGCATTTGCGGAGATTGCGACTGCCTTCACATTGCTTGACTTTAATACAAGCGGAAAAGGAATTGCATTCGGCAAGGTATCGGAAATACCAGACCAAATGGAAATCAATATGGATATGGACATACACAAGAATATCTTCATGGGCGGTTTAAAGCGTTCCAATGACGAAAAGAATATGTATTTCCAGACAACAGAAGATTCCGAGTACATCCACAATTGCAAATTGTATGGGGGGAATGGCGCATCCGTCACTTCAATTGGTTGTTGGGATAGTGAAAGGGCGCATGGAATATGGCGGTATTTGAGCAGCACACAGAATCTTGTATTTGATGCGAATGTGAAGGTGACCAGGGCAAATGGCGGTGATGAATTTATCACAAGTGATGCGGTCACACACGGAAGCAGGACAGGCAGGTGTCATTTTTCAAATGGGTTGTTAATTCAATGGGGAGTTGAAACAATAACACCTGTTAAGGACACACCAACGGCAAAGGCAGTGACATTTCCTGTTTCGTACACATCAATACCAATGGTACTGACAACGGCAATCACAACCGTGCCTGGAACATCAGTTTCCGGGAATGCATCAGCAAATATCACGGTGACAGGCTTTGATGCCTATGTGACAAGAAACGGTACAACAAATACATCTGTTGGATGGATTGCGGTGGGTTATAAAGCATAAAAAATAATTTACAAAAGAAAGGGAAACATCATGGACGGAATAATTGCAGCATTAATCACAGGGGGGTTATCACTTACAGGGGTTATTATCTCAAACATTTCAAGCAACAAGAAGATTGAAAACAAACTGACAACGGCACAGGCGGTCACAGACTGCAAAATTGATGAACTGACAAGGGAAGTCAGGGAACACAACAACTTTGCACGAAGGATGCCTGTTGTGGAAGAACAGATCAGGGTTATCAATCATAGAATTCATGATTTAGAGAATGACGGCAAATAAGAAAAAAGGGCGGTGGAAACACTTGCCCTTCTTTTTTATTGACAAAAAATCCCATTGGTGCAATTATTATTTTAGAATAATAAATGGGGGTGCGGATATGATTTGTCCAAAATGCAAAAGTCAGAATGTAACAGTTCAAATGGTGAACGAAGTGAAGTTGAAGAATAAGCATCACGGAATTATCTGGTGGTTGTTCATTGGTTGGTGGTGGTTGTTTATCAAGTGGTTCTGTTTGACCATCCCTGCATTACTTGCAAAGATTTTCATTCCAAAAAGACAGAAGGCAGTCAATAAAACTGTGAAGTTGTGTGTGTGCCAGGGTTGCGGTTATTCATGGAAGGTTTAAAAGCGTAAAGGCGCACGAATGCATATAAGCAGATGAAAGGCAAATAAGAAGGGCAGAAGTGATCTGCCCTTCTTTCTATTATCCTTTTATCTCATCAAGCAATGCTTCAATGGTGACTGCTTGAATGATATATTGCAGCGCATCCGTTGCATCCTTCCCTTTGCTTTCTTCGTGTAATTCAAGGCAATGTGCCATTTCACTTTCTAAGTATTCTATGATTTCTTTTGTTGTTTTCATATTCTTCAAACCTTTCAAATTCGTTTTTCCAAAATTCTATGCATTCAAATGAATTTCCATGTGGTTTTGTTTCAAGCCATTCATTCAAACATTTTTGATGCCTTTTTAATTCGGCAATCTGTCTTGCCTTTGCTGCATCCGCAATTGTGTCAAATGTGCCTATTAGATACTTTTTTTCGTCCTTTTTTCCAACAGATATTGTGACACGAAACTTGTCACCAAAAGTTGTGACACCACGATATCCATGCTTGTTTATAGTGCAAAGCCCATCACCTTGCGTGTGGATGATTGTGATTCCTTTTTCAAATTCTCTTGTCATTCCATCTTCCTTTCTTCAATCTGTACCATGCATCAAAATCACCATTCTTCACATGGAATTCCGCTTCCTTCCTAATCGCAATCAGTTCATCAATGTTCAGTGAATAACCAAGGTGATATTTCTTTCTTTTGTGGTTTATTTCGGCACGATATTTTTTCAGCCTTTTGTCAAAATTTATTCCTGCATGACCATGCATATTCTTCTTGCCACCTTTTGCATCCCCTGTTGAAATTATAGTCATTCCGTTTTCGATTCTTGTTTTCAATATTCCCAATCCCTTCAAATTGTTTTAGTGTGTTGATATATCAATGGTTCTATGCGTTGCAAGTCTTTATGTTTCGGTAAAGCCAGATAAAAAGACTTGCAACGTAGGGCATCAGAAATTCCAATGAATCCTGATGTCCTCGCCATCAATTACAACTTTATCAATTAAAGTAGAAACCACAGAATGAATCTTTTGGCATTCACCTTCTGCAACCACTTCTTCAAAGACATCTACCAATGCAAGAATTTCTTCCGGTGGCACAGGTGCTTCTGGCATTTCAATAGATTCCAATTCTTGTTCCAATGATTTCTTTTCATCATTTAAAGGCTTGACCTTCCCTGTGATAGCATCCAAATCCATCCCACCAACAGAATACAAATCCATGAATCTTGAAATCTGATTGTCAACCTGCTTGATGCGGTTTTGAATCATGGCAATCTTTTCTGAATTATCCACACTGCATTGCACTGTTGGGATGTAAAGCGGATCGGATTTCAGTTTGCGAATTTCATCATATATAATTGCATCCAATACATTATCACGATAGTTTTTATTTCTGCAATTCGGATCTTTGATATACTTCTTGTCACCTTTGCTTCTTGAATAACAGGTATAATAATTCCTGCGTGAACCATCTTTGTTGTTTGCACCTGAACGGAAATGGTAACGTGAACCACAATGACCACACCATATAATGCCACCAAGAGGGGATTTGTATGCCCTTCCCACTTTGCGATTTGCGAAGTTTTTATCTCTTTCAGCCAAAATCTTTTGCGCTTTGTTGAATATTTCAAGTGAAATGATTGGTTC